TCCCACCACAGGGGTAGGACCTAGTGTTACTATTCAGCCGAACTACTTGGTGGTTCAGGGTTCTTCTGTTGGTTCAGCAGCCAAACTCACTATTGCTATCTCTACTGATAGTGGTGGTGACGCTATCATTATTCCAGATACGGAAGCCACACTTGCCCTTGGTAAGACAACGGCTACAAAGTGTATGGCTGGATATGCCATTGACCTACCTTATGTAGATGTCACTGGTTCTGCCATTACTATTTATCTTCATTACAAGGCTGACGCTGGCTCTACTTTAGATATTGACTCAGCCACTCTATACTACACAGAAGGGGTACGCTAATGCCCGTTGCCAAAGTAAATGTTGGCAGGGTCATTCCAGACAATACGATGCGTTCCCTTGACGGGTCGCAGGATACCTCTGCTTGGGCTCTCCTAACAACAGACGACATTACAGCCACCTCCGACCCTAACGGCCTTGAGACAAGCAAAGGAATGAGCGGTAGGGAGTTTCAGTTCCGGGGTGGTACGCCATCTGGGTCTAGTCTTTCCAACCCTAATGACGGTTGCCTTTTTAGCATCCCCCTCAAAGACCCAGAGACAGGAGCACTTGTTGACCCTGCTGCTGGTGCTATCATTGGTGTTGACTTTTATTTCAAGTTAGGAACAAATGTCCCAGACACACAGAACGACCAGATATCTGTTGGTATTTGGCAGGGAAGTGGCGGTGCCTTTGGTGGATACAAGCGAGACAACAGCGCAACTCGTATTCATGCCGGCACCTATAACACCACACAGGTTACATCCCACACCAACTCTTCGGGTAATGTTTACCTAGTACAAATGGGAGCACAAGACTCTGCTCCCGGCTCCTCAGCCATCATAGGCCCCACCTTGACTACTGTATTTGATGATGCTTCTACTCCTGCTCGTTCAGGTTCGCGTATTCAGTCATCGTCTCAGTCGCTATCAGGGACATTTCTTATTGGTCTTGTCTTTGCTGGGAATGTGGATGCAGAAATATACTACCGCCTAGTCCGGGCACCAACCAGCCCATTCTAATGAGTGGCGCTATTGACAAAGGCTTATCAAAACTCGTCTCAAGAAAACTTCTGGTTTGGGCTAGCGCTACTGTACTTATGGGGTATGGGCTCATTGATAGTAGCGACTGGGTTATTTTGTCTGCCATTTATATTGGCGGTCAGTCCGTAATAGACTCAATAGTAAAGATAAAAGGTGCCAAATAACTTTTCTACTACTATTTAATATATGAAAACACGAATGCGATACGCCAAGAATACAATGCGTCAACCAAGAATGACCAACACTGACAGGTTAAACGCCTGTGAAACATGGGAGGAAGTAGTAGACTGCCCTCTGTATGATGACTGGATAAAGGTTGTCTATGCTTCAGAGTCTTGGCTTGACTCTTTTCCCTCTCAAGCAAATGAATATAACCACGAAAGCCAGTTGCGTTACGAAGCCCTTTGTGACACTGCTGATGAAACTCTTACTATCAAAGAAAGCAAAGTTCTTTTTGACATTGTTAACGAAGGCAAGTCTCTTCGTGTACTTGCCGCTGAACTTGACTGTTCACATGAAACTGTAAGAAAGATATACAAGCGAGCATGTGACAAGATGAGAGAAGCCATTGGGTCGTAAAGCAGATAGAGACTTTACAGACTCAGACATTATGAAGTTTCATAGTCGTATGGAGCGATGGCTATCAAATAATATACGACAAAGAAAATGGTCTCAAAGAAACTTCATAGATAAAAAACTAAAACTAAAGGTTCAGAGTGTATTCGGGGAGGCTGAAAAAGCCATCTCATTAGACCACTTACTTGACAACTTGTTTTTAGTTGTGGAAGACGCTGACTTTGATGCTAAAGATATTGAGACCATTAGACAACTCAATGCTTTGATATCGGAACCACAGGAGTAAACCATGAGTGCAAAACATAGTGCGGGCGCTGTAAGAGAACTAAAGAAGGGCAACTTTGACAAGTCTGTTGCTCTCATTATCGCATCTCTTATCCAGCACTTTGAAGCGACCGGATGGAAGTCCGCTCGTGTTTCGGACCTCATCTCTATGCTTGTCCTATTACGGGGCACGCAAGTAAGAGCAGAGAATGGGCAGTCCCCGGTTGATAACTGGCTAGTCAGCATCCAAAAAGCAAAGGATGCTAAGCCAGATGAAAGCGACGGATAGACTTCAAGAAGTTCTTTCTGACCCTGTAGAGTTTATTAGTAGGCTCCGCATCAAGAACAAGAAAGGAAAACTTATAGCCTTTGGTGAGGTCATCACAGAAGAGCAGATACACATTATCCGTATGCTGCACAAGCATAGGCGTGTCATTATTATCAAGGCACGCCAGATGGGTATCACTACTGTGTGTCGTGCGTTTGCTTTTTGGGAAGCCTACACTAGCCCCGACTCTATAAACTCTGTTGTTATCTCAAACAAGTTAGGCTCTGCCAATGCTTTGTTGGATATTGATAAGCGTTTTCTTGTTACCTTACCTAATGCACTGCGAAGGGCACACACTCTTCGTAGTGATAAACTTCGTCTGACATCCACAGAAACTTGTCTCTCTGCTATGTCCGCTAAGTCTGATAGCCAGAACCGTGGCCTTACTTACAACACAGCACACGCATCAGAGTTTGCTTTCTATGATGAAGCAGAAGAGTTCCTTGCTTCTATGCTAGCGTCTATTAACGATGGCCGCATTGTATTAGAAAGCACAGCCAACTTCTACGGTGATGCGCTGCATAAACTTATTCAAGGTGCAGCGTACAGTGATAGTTGGAAAGTTATCTTTTTACCTTGGTCTTCATTTCCTCAGTATTCCAAAAGGCCACCAAAGTCTTTTACCCTGACACAAGAAGAGGAAGCCATTCGTGCTCAACACAACCTTACAATGGGGCAGATGTGCTGGCGCCGGAAGAAACTAGAGGAAATGAAAGACCATCGCCTTTTCAAGCGTGAGTACCCACTTACCATTGAGGAAGCATATGCCAGTACAGATGCCAACTTCTTTTTGGACGAACACTTTGAAGGAGTTGATACCATTGCTATTGGTGACTCCTCTCTTACTATTCTTGCTGAACCTGAAGATACTGACACCTACACAGTGGGTGTTGATATTGGTGGTGGCTGTGAACAGGACTGGTCTGTTGCTCATGTACTTTCAAAAACCACAGGCTCACCTGTTGCTATCTTGGCAAGCAACCGTTCTAGCATACACGACTTTGCTGTTGGTGCAATGAACATTGCTGCAAGATACAAAGCGCAGATATGTTTTGAAGTCAACAACCACGGACATGCATTCAAAGAAGTATTGGATGCTAACCGTTGGACAAACTACAGACCTTTCACTACATCAGCCAAGTCTAAAATAGCCATCTATGAAAACTTAAGAAACCTATTGGATGAAGGTTTTATTCAATACCTTGACTCCAAGACTGTTACTGAACTGCGTTCATTAGTACGGCATGACCGAGGTTTAGCACCAGTACACCCAGATGGCATGTGTGATGACCGTTGTATAGCCCTTGCTATTGGTCACTGGTTTATGAAAGATATCGCCCTACCCAAGTCTCAGTATGAAAAATGGATAGAGCAAAACAATAGTAGAAGTAATACGAGAAAAGTTCTTACATCGCATCCACTTAAAATGGTTAACTACAGGAGATAAATATGAACACTTCAGAACTTCAGTATCTTTGTTATCAGCACAACGAATACTGGTCACAGCAGCGAGAGCGAATGCGTCAATACACCAAGGCTTATCTTGGTAACATGTTTGACTCTGATGCTGACTTCTTCAAGATGAACAGTCATGTCACAGTCAACACTGCTGACGCTTACGCTTACATTGAAGGTATGGTTGCAAGCATTTATGCTAAGGCTCCAGCAGTCACAGTTGGCGCTGACGCAAAGGGAGAGGGCGACACCAAGGTAGTAGAGGCTTGCGTTAACCGCTTCCTCTACGACCGCATTGAGGAGTTTGAGAAGGGCCTTCGTTATGCTTTCATCTATCCGTTTTCTTTTTTCAAGATGGGGCTGAAGGAGACAGACTCTGTTCTTGACTCTGTTGAGATGCGTCCAGTTCATCCATGGGATGTTGTTGTGGATATGGACTCAGACACTTGGGATAGGTCACGGTTTGTTGGACACCGTTACTACCTGCCTTACAACGAAGCAAAGAAGAAGTACCCCGGTGTAAGGTTTGATGCCATTGTCAAGGAAGACTACCTTAAGAATGTTGACACATACGGTGACAAGTATGAAGAGATGTCAACTGCTGCTGCCATTGAAGGAAGTAACTTGCTTTCTTATGTGGAGATATACGAGTTCTACGACATGATGGAAGATGAACTAATATTCTTTTCTCCATCACTACAGAGAAATGATAAGGTCTTGGACCGCGTTAGTCCCATTCCTTTCCGCAAGGCAGACAACTCACCTTGTCCTGCGCTTGTACCTATTTACCTATCTTATTCACCAGACCAGCCACTGAAGGGATACTCAACACTTGGTCGTGTGTACGACCAGTTGTGGGAGATAAACAACCTACGAACAGTATGGGCTAATGGTCTTCGCAGGGAGGCGAGAATATATGTTACTAAGAAAGGGGCCATTGATGAAGAGGGTAAGGCCATCCTCGCTGAGAATAGAGACCAGAGCATTGTTGAGTTGGATGTTCCTCCTGACATTGATGCTCGGAACTGCATCGTGCCACTGGCACAGAACACTTTCTCACCAGACTATTCCATCTACAAGGCAGAAGTGCGTGCCGACTTGGACAGGGGAAGCGTTCTTGCACCATTCACAAGAGGGGTCGCAACTAATGCGTCCGCTACTGAGGTATCGGCACTCACCCAATATGCCGCCAATGAGATAGGCAGAGTCGCTCGTTTCTACCACAGGTCCATTGAGATAGTGGCTGAGGTTTATCAGGCTATGCTCATGCATGTAATGATGACGGCTGAGGAAGAAACAAAAGAAACAGTTCTTATCAACCACGATGCTGTTGTGCTTACACCAAAGAAGTTCTCTGGTAAGTTCAAGTATTCTTTTGCTGACCAAGCAAGCACACCCATTGCAGGTGCTATCAAGCGTTCTGCTATCTCACAGTTGCTACCCACACTACAAGGACTTGGTGTGCCACAGGAAACAATACTTAAGTATTTGGTGCAGACATTTGACTTGCCCGAAGACTTCCTACCTGAAAGGTTTGTTGTACCAGACGGTGGTTTGCAGAGTGGACAGACTGAAGAGGCACAGCCTCAAGAGCCTGCTCTGCCACCCGGTGGTGGCCAACTGGCAGCACAGATACGCGGTCAGGGTCAGGCCCTCATTGATGAAAGTATTAAGGCGGAGGGATAAGCGATGCCCATCTACGCATTCAAGGGAACAGAAACAGGGAGAGTCACTGAGTGGTTTGGTTCTTACAAAGACAAGCCCGAGGCTCTATACGACCCAGATACTGGAGAGAAGTTTGAGCCACAACTCTCAGCACCCAACCTACTGAACTCTAACTTGGCTGACTGGCAGCGTGGCTTGTCTGGGTTCGGTGACTATGACCGACACTTAGGTCAGGTTGTCTATGGTGAGAAGCACCGAGATGAAATACTAAAAGCCAGAAACCTCGTCAGAGAAAGCGACATGCCCAAGAACTGGGTTGCTGATACACACGAGAAGGGTATGGCTAACAATGCAAAACTAGACAAAGAAAGCGACGAGTTCTTTGACGCTATGAAAGAGTATGGTCTTGATAAGCAGGGTGAAGATACCGGCGATAGACTAAAGAGAACTGAGAAGTTTTGGGATACTGTTGCCCCTGCTGGGGATATCATGCGGAACCCAGAGAAATATAATGTACAGCCAAAAGGAGAAACAAATGCCTGATAAGTTTAAGATGACAGAAGAGGGTGACATTGTACCCGTGCCAAAGGACATCCTAACAAAACTGTTAGAAGCCGTTGGTATTCTACCAATGGAGCCACTGCTAAGAGTAGGAGTAGAGACTGACTATGAAGGGCCTAGCCGAGAGTCTATGGCCGTTGCTGGTTCAGTGGATAAGCCTGAAGCATACCGCAGCCTGCTTGAGTCTATCGTGGTTGAAGGACCAGATGATAGAGGAGAGGAAGGCATCATCAATATTATTTTCAAAGATATGGAGGAAGAGTAAATGAGCATGACAGAAATGGATATGTTACAAACAACACCTGAGGGCAGAGCAGAGTCTATGATGCCACAGGTAGAAGGCTTCCTTCGTGAGCAGGAAGCAATGATGGGTGAGGCTACTCGCCTTGCTGCACCAGAGGGTAAGTTCTCTGCGCGCAGACTGAAGGCTCTTGCCAAGGTACTGGACAAACTGTTCACGCAGGTTGAAGCCCCAGTGTCTATCTCCATGGAGTATGATGATGTTCAAGGCCCAATGCCTGACGAACTAGTCAAGGGCTTGATGGTTGTGCTTGATGGCTACGATGCTTTCAGTGCAGCAATGCCTGAGGAAGTAGAGCAGCCACTACCAGAACTCACAACTATTGTGGATGACAACACACTGGCTTTCTTTACGGCTACCCTTGAGACTCTTATGCGCAGCAAGGAGTTCCGTAAGTTCCTACGAGAAGAGGAGCCTACTGTAAAGATAGATGAGGAAGAAGAAGTTATTGAGAATGATGCGAATACCGCATCAGCAGATGAGGTAAAGACAGATGAGGAAGTCGTCAGTGAAGAGGCTTCCATTTTAGATATGCTATAAGGAGCAATATATTATGAGCAATGAAACGACCACGAATAGTGCTACCGTTTCTACAGGCGCTGAAGGCGTCTCTGGGACGGAGCAAGTTAGTAAGGGTGTCAGCACCCCAACAAATAAAGCAGCGGCTTCAGAGACGCAACAGGCGGCCCCACAGAGGGCACCTTCTTTGAATGACCTACTGGATACACACCTTGGTGTGGATAGTTCTCAGAACCATAAGGGACTGGACTATAGTTCTATCATCCAAGGGTTACCTGAAGACGCAAGGAAGTTAGTAAGTAACTTACGCAACGACTATAGAAAGAAGACGACTGAGATAAGCCAGCGTCGTAAGCAGTTAGAAGAAAGAGAAAAGCATTTGCTTTCTTCTCATACTGAGGACCATCTCCGTCAGGCGATGGAACTACCTGAGGACCTTGACCTCTATGACCCTGAAGGTCTGAAGAGGTACATCAATGCCAAGGCTGCTGAGCAGGTTAATACTCTGCTTGAGCCTGCTCGTAAGGAGATGGCTAAGGACCAGAGAGTAGAGCAGGTAAAGCGTTTCTCTACTGAGCATCCTGACCTGCCTAAGTACAAAGAAGAAATATCAAAACTCATTAAAGAAAAGAACATGAGTATTGAGGATGCTTACTACATGCTGAAAGGTAAGGAGCACAAGGCCGCACTGGAAGCAAAGAACTCTGAGATAGAGCAGTACAAGAGAGCGACCAGAGATGCTGGTCTGAAGGTTGTGGTTGGTCATTCAACTCAGCCTGCAAAAAGAAAGTTCTCTTCTGCTTATGATGCTTACCGATGGCATAAGGACCAAGGTAGGAAGTAAAGTAAAACCCCACTGTTCCAATACATTTTACGAACAGTGGGGTTACTCAGTTTATAGGAATAATGAATAGTCGTTAGGTTAAACTCTCTGGGTGAGAGCCTTCTACACTCAACCGGTTACATGTGTGAGAGAAACTAAAGGAGATAATGGGAGTGGAGGCTCCCACCTAAAGAGACTAACCTAACAACTACTTATATTATAGTACCTCTGAAGATAAATGTCAAGCGAAAGTTTCTTCTGGACAGCAAACAATAACTGTAAAGAGTTCATTCATTTCATAAGTAACTTCAGTTATATCTTGGTCAGTCTGTTCAGGCTGAATAGCAAACCAGTAAAGTACAGACCAGTTTGTTAAGAGTTCTTGATAGGACATTGGTATTGGTAGCATCTCATTCTCCTTAACTATAATAAACGACTGAAACCATTTTCATTCAACACTTATTTTGCTTTTTATTTCTTCAGTTATTTTGCTCTTAGGTGTTTAACTTTGTTGAGTTCAGTCGTTTATTATAGATGTAAGGTTTGACTGAAGAGATAACAACCTCATCAAACAAAGAACTAAGAACTTAAAAAGAAAGAAGAAAAAAGTTAAACTTTCTTGTTGACTTTATTGCTTTTTGTAAGTATAATAACTATATACTATAGCGCACTGTGAGAGGTGCCTTAAACTAAAGGAGTATCAAAATGAAGAAAGGAAGTTTGGTCAGGTCATCTGGCTATGATGTTGGCATTGGTATTGTCAAGAAAGTAAAGAAGTTAAAAGGACAGAATAACTACTGGATAGTGTGGCTGAACGGTCACATGGCAGAGTTAGGTAGGAACGCAGCAATGGGTCCTTTCCCAGAGAGTTTTCTGGAGGAGGTCAAATGAATAAGAACAAACTCTATGTAGACTACAATGACTTCAATGAAGTTACAGTAAGACAGTTTGGTTTTGTAAGATGGGCCAGCATCAATAATAAAAATGTTCGTCTACTCTGTCTCAGATATCATAAAGAATACAATAGGTTCAGTCATCTTACTTATGATGAGTTTCTTACTGACCTAGATAAAGAGTTTAAGTTAACCAACAGGAGTAAAGTAGACTTGTGCAAAGTAAATAGAACCTTCATGGCTCAGGCTGTACTGTACTTTCTAAAAGACTTCAAGAAGAAGTTAGATAAAGTAAGAACAAGAGCAACGAAGAAAGTTAAAGTAGAAGTATTAGAAAACCTATCAGAGGTTCCAGTTCCGGGTGTAAACTTACACCAACCATTTCCCACAGTCAAACAGACGGAGGCTTACATAATGCTAAAGCAGATACTAGATATTATTGATGAAGATGAAAGACATTTAGTTCTTTATAAACTAGGAAGGATATCCAACCAAGACTTGAAAGAATACTTAGGTGGTGTCTCAGATACTATCATCTCCAGACGATGGAAGAAACTTCAAGCCAAGTTGGACCACATGTTTGGAGGTGACATGTAATGTCCAGTATCAAACTAGAAGGCCAGCCCATCGGGGCCCCTGATAAAAAGTTTACAGAATATGATGTTGACTTCCGCCACGCAAAGACCTATATTAGGAATAGAGAGTTACCCGAATGGGTTCCCTTTAGAGAAACAAACAAGATAGGAAAGGTGGGAGAGTTGGCACTAGTAAATATACTAAAGAACAAACATGAGGTAAAGACCCACACATCAAACGGCATGGGTCCTTCAGGAAGAGGTTGGTTGCAGACAGGCAACTACATCGTAGAGTTTGAGAGCAAGGACAGGAATGGAAATATAAAGCCCTCAGGTATCATGGCTCCAGACCTAGACGACGATGCTACTTTCTGGAATGTACTAGAGCACGAAGGTCGGGTAGTGTATGTGGCCAAGTGCAAGGTATCAAGGATGAGGAGATATATTAAGAAGCGCTTAGACGACCCACAGTACGCTCACACGCACGGCTGGTGGGGCAATGGTGGTTGTGCTCACAGCATGAAGGTACCCATCCCAGAGAGCGACCCAGAGGCTGAGGAGGCCATGGAACTTATTGAGGACTACAAGAAAGGAGAAAAAGAAAGAAGCCTAACAAGAAATGTCAGACTGAAAGAAGCATGGCAGAAGTACAAGAGGGAGAATACAAATGACCGAACTACTGTTAGGAAATAATAAAGACTTGTTGGAAGAGTTGGAAGACGAAAGCATTGACGCTCTTGTAACAGACCCGCCCTACCTTATCAACTTCATGGGTAAGGACTGGGACAAAGAGAACAGTCCGGCAGGAGACAAAGACTTCTGGGCATTAGTATTAAAGAAGATGAAGCCCGGAGCACACGGTGTTGTCTTCGGCCATAGTCGTCAGCACCACAGGGTTATGACAGCACTAGAAGACGCTGGCTTTGAGATAAGGGACTGTTTAATGTGGCTCTATGGTTCAGGGTTTCCTAAGTCACACAATGTAGGTAAGGCTGTGGGTAAGTTAGAGGGTGATAGTGAATGGGAAGGTTGGGGCACAGCACTCAAGCCTGCTTACGAGCCTATCATACTTGTTCGGAGACCAATAGAAAAGAAACTAACCGTAGCCAAGAATGTATTGAAGCAC